GCCTTTTGCTTTGCAACTTGCATTTTTTGCAAATCTAACTGCGCCTGTTCCAAATCAGAAAGCACCTTCAATGGATTAAACTTAAAATCCATTTCCGGGCGTTCTTTCAATTTCCCAGAAAAAATGCCCTCTTGAATGATTATGTCAATAATCTCCAATAAGGGCTTTTTGTAATGAAGCTCCTGCCAGCTTTCTACTTCGCTATGCCAATTTTCAGTGTCGCTTTCACCTGTGGCTTGCAGTCCCCCGGGCGAACTTCCGAATAATTTTGTTTGTGGGTGACGCGATACCGCCGACAAATCAGACATTGCGGCGCGTATTGCTTCCTGCGTGCCGGAGAAACTCGCGCTTGCATAGGAAAAATCTTCTGTATCCTTGTCTATCCCAACTGTACGGTCAAAGCGTAACATTCGGCTTAATTGCCTTATCGCAGTGCGCATTATTCCCTCGCGGTCTGCTGACAGCACGTTTGTCATATTCGCTTTGAAAATTGGAATACTTGACCGCTCCATCATCTTGGCTATTGCGTTGTGTGCTTTGACATAGTTTTTCAACGGCCGTTCAACTCTATAATATTCAGGAAGCCCCCAGAATTGATAGTGGTTGTAATTTGTTTGCGAAACTAATTTACCATTAGTAAACTTCAAGCAACGGCTTTCATGAACATGAAACTGACCGCCTGTATCAAGCGTGACATCATAAAATTCAGGTTCGCCTGTTTTCCACGGCTTTGCGGCGTTAAATTTATACGCACTTGCGTAATCAGGTATGGCTTGTGTTCGGTCGTACACGCGAATGTCCGCTATTTTATAGACGCTCTTAATATCAAGAGGTTGCTCCAACTCGTTGCCGTCATCAATGAACATAACTGCAATAGAGCCGCCAAAAAGACGAGATAGCTTCATAGCATCAGTTAGCTTTTGGACAGCTTCCAAATCGTCAAGGCGGTTGAATATAAATCCTGTGATTTTATCGTCAGAAATGCCCAACTCAAAACCATGCCGCACCGAATCCTCCGGCAAGCTATCAATTATCCTGGAAAATATGCCGTTAGTATCATACTCGTGGGCTAAATCTGTGTCAGTTACAAATATTGGAGTTGCTTCATCAAAAGCCTGTGAGTTTGTCATATTATCACCATTCTTAATTTGCCCAGCTAAATTTTCGCGGTTCTTCTAGTTCGTTAAATGCTCTGCTGGAAGCGTCTACCATGTCTTTGAACTTACTTTCTGGAAACGATTCAAGTTGCTCAATATAAGCGTTATTCCATGAGGCGATTAAAACATCAAAATTTCCGGCTTGCCATTGAGCCGCCATTGGATTAGCACGGGTTTCTTTGCTTCCACTTTCGGGTGTTGCCTTAATATCGAATCCAGAAAGTAGCTTTATTAGGTCTTGAACTTGCTGTTTTCCAGCTTGCCCAGGGTCTTGAGGGATACTTGTTGTAACCGCGCCATACATTGCGCGGTCTTGCTGTGCCTTATGAATCATTACTTTCCTGACTTCCGCTGCACTTAACCGTGCATTAGTGACATCAGCAATAATATAAGAACCATCCCGCCGCTTGCCGATAAGTGCGGAAGCAGTCAATGCAGATTCCTTGTTTTCCTTTTCAGTAGTTGCTGCTAAGTCCCAGCCCCGCACCCATTTGATAATGTCAGCAGGGATAATATTAATAAAATCACGTATTTGTGACCGTCTAAAATACAACCCGGCAGAAGGCTTTATTTTCCAGTTTCCATGCAGTAGCCGCTCACGCTCGACTATTGGCAGTGCTTGGAGATTTGATAAATAAGACGGGTCAGCGTCCATGAGGATTTTATTATCAAACAGCGTGCTTGCAATAAATGTAACAGATTTAGGACGTTCGCGCTCAAGGTCGGTTTGTAAGTTGAATTGTTCCCACAGTTCTTCTTTTGTGTCTGCCCAATGCAGGATTTCATTTTCGCGGATAAACCAACGGATAACACCGCTGCGCTCTGGTATAGGATAGCCTGTGTTCGGGTCTATCCACCAGGCTATAAATTCTACTACCCAAGAGTCTGCATCGGGGTTGCAGGTTGCTCTTATATATGGCTTCACTCCGCAAACAGAACGATTCCGGGAAAGCATATAAAAAAACTGACGCTTAGTAAAATGCGTCAGTTCGTCAAAATCTATTTCACAAATTTGTGACCCCTGCCATTCACTTAGGTCTGCATCGCGCTCTATATGCCGAAAGCTAACCTTTGCGCCGCTTGGAAATATCCAGCGAGGATGTGGTGTTATTCGTGTCTTTGTACCTTTCCAATGATTGTATATTTTTTGACTTTCATCCCATAAGCCGCCCTCAACCATAATTTGATTAGAGTGTTTGCGGAAAATGACCGCGCCGAATTTACTGTCATTTACATGTTTCAATGGTGAAAGAAGCAGCCCGAATGTTTTGCCGCCTCCTGCTGAACCTCCGTATATGGCAATGTCGGCATTGGTGGCTAAGAACTCCCATTGAGGTCCCTCTTGGGGTTGTATGCGTACATCAACCATTGTTGCCACCTCTGTTTTTTGCGCGTCCATCGTCTGGTAAGACGAAAATAACATTTGTTTCATTGAGATTACCATTGCTGTCGGTTGATTTAAAACTATCGTCATTATCATTGTTGACATTGGCTTTTTTCATTTGGTGGTAAGCGACAATATTATGCCGCGTCTCAGCCATTACACGAGTAAGAGAATCCTCTATTTTTAACACCCTAACCGCTGATGCTTCGGCTGTAGTTTGAGAATTGTCAAGACTTTTTGTAGTTGATGAAGTTGGATTGTCTCCTTTGCTGTGGCTAGTTGCCGCCGCACTTTTGCTTTTTATTAAATTATCAACCACCATGCCGCCGGGGGTGTTTTCAGCCATTTCGATGCGCTTCATCATGCGCCGCCGCCGGACACGGTTAATATATATTTGAGTTTCCATTTCAGTAAGCTCATCAAACGGCTCGTTAATCAGGGCTTTTTCGGTAGGGTCTGTAATATAGTCAAATTCGATGGTTTCATATTCGCCGGTTGTGACTGCTCGTTTATTGCCTGGTGGTGCGCCGTTTCCTCCACGATTGCCAATGGCATTTTGGTTGCCGGGTCTAGCTTGTGGGTTCGGCGTGTCTGTTTTCGGAATATCGGTCGATGGCTTTTCTTTTGCTTTTTTGCATTCCTGTTTTTTGAGACTATTATTTGAAGAGATTTTTTCGTCAGCGTTTGATGTACAACTTTCGTTTGTTGTTTGATGTACATCATTCGTTTGATGTACATCATTGTTTTTTTTTAGCCATTCATCACGAGATTTCCAAACTGCGATAAGTTTTTCGTCTTCGCCAAGTTGTTCTGCGATGCGGCGATTTTCAATATTGCCATTATGTTTTAGAAATATCTTTAATGCCTTATCCCGATTAGGACTGCGTGGTCTTGGCATCACCTCACCCCGTTTACTAAATTGTCAAGAAGGATTCTGCATAACTTCGTGTACAATTCCACCAAGGACAAAGGAAACACATGGTAGAGCCACACCGTTACCCCAAAGGCGATATTCCGCTGAATCCGTGTGCGGATTCTTCAGCCATTTTATTAACTGCTTACGGCTTTTTGGCTTCTTGGATTTCCCAACAGCTACCCTATGGGTTTCAAATACCTCCGTCCAGAAAACAATATCTGCTTCAGTTGACTCGTTGATTTCTAAACCCGCACACCAGTCAAAAGGGAATCCCTGTAGCATGGCACATTCCTGCGGAGTTAGGCGGCGAACAATATACCGGTTTTGACCTACAAGCGGAGTGTCTTTTTCAATTATCACCGTGTGCCTTTCCACAGTGTTAATGGTGAAGCATATATTTTCATTGATTCCGTTGCCGCGGTGAGAGGGGCGTGTTGCATTCCCTTCCCTTCCATGCAAACAACCACTTGACCGCCATTTCCAGAACAAGCTCCTGTGTCGAGTGTGCGGCTGATTTCCATTTCATATATATCGCTGTTCGGGTTATCTGACTTCATAGAATTACTATTTTGAGAGCAGATGCCGAATAAATGTGCCTGTGCATTTTTTTCTTTCAGCACCAAAGGCACGTTGTTACCGCCTGTTCCCATGCGTTTTGTGAGGGTTTGAACTGTGCCATTTTTACTTAATTTTATACGACTGTCATGTGGGTGGCTCTCTATTGCAATGGCTAAGTGACCATCGCTTGAGTTTCCAGCGGAATCTTCAATATTGCCGGCAACTCTTTGCCATTGACCGCCGAACGGTGAAGTATACCCGCACAGGCGCGGCTCGTTAAATAATATTTCTCCGGCACGTTCACCATTAAAATCAAGGACAATGAAGCAGCGGCGGCGGCGTTGGGGGACTCCCCAAAATTGAGCGTCGAGGGTTCGCCATGCAAGGGAGTAACCGTCTCCCATGATTTCACCTGCGCTGAGCCATTTCTTTTCAGGCATAGGGATAGATACGGTTTCGTCTTTGATTTTGATGAGTTCATTCAGCACCTCTTGGAAATCTCTGCCGTGGTTAATGGAATACATGCCCGGCACGTTTTCCACAACTACAAACTGAGGATATTTATTATTAGTGGCTTCCCGCATTTCACAGATAACACGTACCATTTGAAAGAAAAGCCCAGAGCGTTCACCATGCAAGCCATCACGTTTGCCAGCCATTGAAAGGTTTTGGCAGGGGAATCCGCCTGTTATTATATCAACCCGGGGAATTTCCGCACCGTTTATCCCGCTTATATCTCCCAAATGCATCATTTTCGGAATCCGTTTTGTTGTGACACGGATTGGAAACGGTTCAATTTCAGATGCCCATATTGGTTCTATTCCATGCAACAGCCCAGCAAGAGGAAATCCTCCCGAGCCATCAAAGAGAGAACCGAGCGTTAGCTTACACATTGGAGTACGGAGTTTTTTCTCCGTTACGCAACAAAAATATATTGTCAGTACAGTCGGTTAGTTTTATAAACCGTTGCACAATAACATCACAATATTTGGGGTCGAGTTCCATCAGACGAGATTCACGTTCTGTTTGTTCAGCGGCAATCATTGTAGTGCCTGAGCCGCTAAATAAATCCAACACAATATCACCACTGCGCGAACTGTTTTGTAATGCCTTTGCTACAAGCTCGATAGGCTTCATTGTTGGGTGTTCGGGTGACACCTTTGGGCGCGGTATTTGCCATAGGTCAGATTGCGTTCTGTCTTCAAGAGGGTAGAGCCGTTTACCTTCTAACCAGCCGTACCATATTGGTTCATATTGGGTATGATAATCTTTTCTGGAAAGCACCAGCGAATCTTTTGCCCATATAATCGTGCTTGACCAGTGATAGCCAGTTTTGCGCATGGCGTTCATGATGTTGCTCCATTCCTGCGCACCCATTACAACGTAGGTCATACAGCCAGGTTCTGATACTGCGGCCATGCACTCGAACGCGCCAAACAAAAAAGCACCGAAGTTTTCGGTACTCATCTTATCGTTCATTATTTGCCGTGATTTCCAGCTTGGGTGTCGGGTATCAGAGCCGTAATCAACATTCCATGGTGGGTCTGTGAACACGCAGCGGGCTTTTTTGCCACCCATTAGCGTTTTTACATCGGAAATATAAGTGCTGTCACCGCACATAAGCCGATGGTTGCCAATCAACCAGACATCTCCACGCTGTGATATAGGGTTTTCAATTTCAGCGGCCGCGCTTTCAGAATCGAAGTCATCTTCTTGGGTTTCAGAAGAATTTTCGCTGCCGCTATTATCTGAAAACAGAGTCTCAATGTCATCAATACTAAAACCTGTAAGGTCAATGTCAAAATCAAGGGATTGTAACTCCTCAATTTCCACCGCCAGCAGTGCCTCATCCCAACCGGCATTTAACGCCAGCTTATTGTCCGCCAAAATATAGGCTTTTTTCTGGGTTTCGGTTAAATGCTCAACAAAGACACAAGGGACTTCTGTCATACCCTCAGCCTTTGCCGCCACAACACGCCCATGACCTGCAATGATATTGTAATCACGGTCAACTAACACAGGATTTATAAAGCCAAATTCTCTAAAGCTTGAGCGTAGTTGTAAAATTTGTTCATCGCTGTGTGTCCGGGCATTTCTTGCATAGGGGATTAGCTTGCTGACAGCAACCCTTTCCATGCGCTCTGTGATTTTTTCCCTACCATTCATAATATGCTCCTTACTTTTCAATAAGAAGGCGGCGCAGTGGTAGGGTCTGTGCCGCCTTTTGAGAGGGGTTTTTGGAAAATAAAATACCCACAGCCGTGACAGTGTGGGTACAGGTGGTCAGTTCGTTAAAATTTCACACTGACAGTTTAGCACATTACTTATGACATTGAAATGACATGTTTTTGACATGGCTATTTTAGAGTTCTATTAATTCCGTCAATGCCAAAAATTAGAGCAGTTAGACGCTCAATTGCCATATCAACATCTCTGTAAATTGTCCTTATGTCAGTATATTCATCTACTGCAATCTCGTCATGAGTACGCGACGCTTCCGCAACATACAGCCAATAAATAACCCTATACCGCCGCGCATCTTCTTCTTTTTGAGAATTATCACAGTATGCCTTATACAGATTCAACATGGTGTCGATATGGTCAATAATAATTCTAGTCCGCACAGTGCTTTGGCGAATACTTTCTATTTTGAAACTCGAACCGCCGCCGCCATTTATAAGGTCAATGATATCTGCAAAGGTATAACCATCACCCTCGTCAATGGTGTCGGCGTTATAAACAGACCTTTCGCAATGGTCTTTTAATGCGCGGTAGTTCCTTAGCAACCGCCTTGTGTTTGCTTTTAACTTACCGTGCCGCATTTTTGTTGCAGCAGATTCCTTTTTGCGAATTTTATCTAAGACCATATCAGCAATTATATCCATGGTTTCAGTATCTATTGTGTGGACTTTTTTAGGCATACTCTTTCCCTCCCGAATTTGACATGTTGGCTGGTGACTCGTTATAATAACGGTGTCGATGCGTTATCTAACGAGCTGCTACCTCTATATTTTGGGAGTAGTGGCTTTTTATTTGGGATATTCGCTTGCCTTCTTCTTGCAAAATTCAACGTCCACACATTCAAAGCATTTTCTTTTAGTACCGCCTTTTCGCTTGCCGAGCGCACACTTTACGAAGCCGTACATTTGAGAGTGAACGCACATTTCACAAGTGGAATCTCTCTTGATGTCGCAGCGTTCCGAGGTGCAGTATTCATCAAATGCCATCAGGGGTGTCCTCCATTTTTCTAAGGCTTGCCGGGTCTACTGGAAACCAGCAACAGTCCCAATTCAGATAAACTGTCTTGTTGCAAATACGCTCCTCAGTTTTTTGTTCGCCGCTGTACAGCTCTGTGTAGTTGTATGTCCGTTTCTTCGGTTCGCAAAATCCTGTAATGGTAAAGGGTCCCTGTGTACCGCCGTACTCGTTGATGTACTCCACTATATCCCCACGTTTGAAACCATAGGCTTCTTGCAATCCGTTAATTACAGCAGGGTCTTTGGATGGGTCGTAAAGGCTCATTCTACAACCTCCCAAGGAAACTCTTGCAAAAGTGGCTCTCCCCATATTTTTGAAAGGTTGTTTTTCAAAAAAATAGGTATACCAGCATTGCGGCAAGCATTAACAATATCCTGAATCCATTCACGCATTGGTGTTATTTTGTTTTTGCGGTTACCTGTTTCTGCGCCAACGATAACCCATTTGGGACGCACAAACCCTTGACCCCCA